TCCTTAGCGAGGATGCAACGGTTCAGGTCACGCTGCCACGGGTCAAACTCGATGCCGATACGCTTGCATGTAGCCTCGACGGCCGGAAAGCCAGAAGTCTTGATCCCATCCGGTAAGACCAGATGCCTAGCCTCAGCCAGCGCCCCATTGCTCATCCGGTGTCACCGCAGCCTCTCCGATGTCATCGCCATTCTCAGCAGCGTCGATAGCCTCAATCTCACGGGAGATCTCCAGCAGACGCCGCGACAGGGAAGCCAAGTCACGCGCCTGGATACCCTCGTCAATCTGGCCGGCGATGCTATCCCGCAACGCCACCAGCAAGCCGCGATACGAACCAGCGGCAGCTTCCTTGACGGTCGGGGGAGTTATGGGCTGAGCGGGCTCATCCGGGACAGCCTTGAGCTTGCGAGTGGTCATCCAGTCCCCCTCGTGTGGAAAAAAGTCAAACGCGATTTTTTGCTGTGTATAAGCATGACTACCCGGCAGAGTCAGTTAGGGCGAGGTCGGTCAGAGATTCCGACCCCCCACCCCCGTCTGTCACATTTATTCGCGTCGTCGTTTCGTCGTCGCGTTTTGAATGAGATGCAGGCAGTGCCTTACCAGTCCCGAGTCACCGTCTGCTGGCGCTGCATGCGCACTGCTGTTGCGTTGCGTGCGCCTGCTCCTCGGTTGCATGGCACGCACTCGGGGCCGTGGTATCCGGTGCGGTCATCGTTGTGCCCGAGGTCCCATGCTTGGTCTGGTGCTATGGGTTGCTGGCAGCGCGCACAGTTGACGCCGCCACGCTTGACGATAGGCTCCCACTTGGCGCGCTCACGTTGGTGCGCTGACCCATAGCCCCTAGCTGTTGTGGAGTCCATGCCGACCTCCTGGGCATTGAAGGGGTGAGCTACTTGTCGTGGCCGCGTTCTCGTCAGTGTGTCGGACGGCGTTCGCTCAAGTGGGCTGGCAGGTAACGCTCCTGCTCGCAACATTCTGGATGCGAAACTTTCTCAGCCCTCCCGCGTGGCTCATGTTCCAGCGGGCTATTCAGTTGTAAAGGTGAAGCCCGCGCCATATGGGGGATAGGCGCGGGCTTCAGTCATTGGGTGCCCGAGTGGAAAGTCCGGGCACGCAAAAGGCCGATCACTTGGACCGACCTTGGCAATGGTGGGACTTGTAGCCCCATCGGAATAAGACTACTTGATTTAACCCACCTGTACAACATCCAGCTTCGGCGTGTCGCTTGCCGCCCTAAGCCATTTGAGATTGTCGCCGTTCCACTCGACACCGCAGCCTTCACACTTGGCGATCCATTGCGATGGATGAGCCGTTTTCTCTGCGTCGTCATCCCAGTAGTAGACGGCCAGACATGGTTCACGCTCGGCTCCGTAGAACCGCTGCTCGCAGGACGGGCAGGGCATTGATGGGCGCCACGGTGGCCGCCTTGACTCCAGTAGCGTCCGGATGTTGTCGATCCATTCGAGTGTGACCCGCTCGAGGAATGGCCGCCACTCACTGGACGCTGCAACTTCCCACGCCCGGAGTAGGGTGACAATCCCGCCGCGGTACTCGACGCCGGTCATTTCGAACTGTTCACTGAGGATCTTCTCCTTGATTTCCCGCTCAAGCTTGTCCGCTTTTGAGTTGAGCATCATCCCGCCACCGCCGCCGGATCCACCTCGGCCAACGGCGAAGTCTGACGTGACAGCGGCCCGAAGCTGGGCAAGTAGCGGCGGCGCCTTGATGAACTCGCCAGTATCCGCCTTGGTCATGTGTTCGGACACCAACTGGTGAATGTGGTCGGTAAGCGTCATGAGTCCTCCTGGTCAATATGGCTTCGGCTGCCAAGTAGCAGCGCGGTGAGTTCATCCACGGTCATGAGCACGAACTGTTGCCCCGACTTGGTGGTGCCGCGCCGTTTGGCGATGACGAGCCCGCATAGCGCATCGTCGTTCCCGCGTTCCGTTTCGGCTTCCCCGACCCACGGGCCGGGCATGAGTCTGCCGCCGTAGTCCTTGGCTTCGATCACTACGCGCCCGCCCATGTGCCGCAGCCCTCCAATGTCGCCGCGGTCCTGTGAGCCGGTTTTTACGCGACGGTCTATGCGGTCATCGATGACGGCGGCCAGGTGGTCCGCGATCAGTCGCTCGAATGACGAGCCGGCCTTCTTTGCTGATGCGCGGCTACGTGGCGATTTGCGGGCCTCGTTTGTCACTCCCGGCACTCTCTCCCCACCGGCCACTTCTAGAGCTTCCTGAGGGCCAATACTCACGCTGGAATCGGTCATTCCTTCGCTCCCCAACGTTCCAACTTCTGCTCAGCGGTCATTTTCGCGCCGACATGCCAGTAGCCGCGGCCGTCGGCCCAGTGGTCCTTGGTGATCTCGCAGTGACGGTCAACGCCATGCTCACCGCGTCGGTGAGCCTCGAACGCGGTCAGGCCGATGAATGTCTCGCAGCAACCTGAACAATGGCCCGCGGTCTTGGTGCCGGGATAGGACTTGCCGCACTTCGGGTGGATTGGGTTGGTCATGATTGCCTCTCGTTGGTGGGGGTCGCCCCTATGCCGTCTGCAAACTCGTGTGAGCGGGTCATGAGGCGGTCTTACGTGCGAGGTCGCGGGCATCGTCAACATGTCGGATCATCTGGATAGCGACTTCCTTCAGTGCTTTCGCGTAGATCGTGTAGCCGGCAGTCGCTAAGCGGTCGCACGTCGCGTTGATTTCCTTGGCCGCGTCTTCGTGTTTGTCAGCGGACGCCAGCAATGCTTCTCGCTGGGCTTGGTTTAGTTCGCTCACGCTTCCTCCTTAAAGCAAGAAGCCCCAGCGCTAACCGGGGCCTGCTGATCCATGTCGTCAAGCACCTTCTCAAGCACCCTCTTGCCCATGGGTGTTATGTCGTCGGGGTAGATGAACCTGAGTGCGGCCCGGATTCGTTCGGTGGTCATAGGATTCCTCGTGCTTCTAGGTCTGCGCGGCGTTCTTGGCGGCCTTGCTCGAATAGGCGGTCCCACTCTTCGGGGTTGCGTTGGCGCCAGGATCGTTGCGTCTTGCCGTCCGAGGCTTCGAGTTCGCGGGGTTAGGTCTGCGCAGACTCCCTGCCCTCGGTGACGGCGCGGTGATCGTCGGCCCGTTTGCGGATCGCACCGGGGCTTACCGGGATGGAGTCATTGAGCCGGTAGTGGTCAAGGATGGCTTGCTTAGCTTCGGCCGCCGTGAATGGCGCCAGGCTGTATGCCCAGATGTCACGGGAGGCTGCATTGAGCTGCACTCGCGGGTCATGCTGATTGACCCACGTCAAGAGCAGCACGGTTTCTTCGGCGTTCATCATGCTCCTAGTTCAAGTTGGCTGGCGTCGCGGGTTTGCTGGAGTAGGTCAAAGCCAGCCTGTAGGCGTCGGTCGGAAGTGCTTGGCCTTCGTCCGCTATCCCGGTCGGGCAGTGGACCGTCTTCCCAGCACTTGGCATTGAGCCAGGTCGCGGGGAGCTTGGTAAATGACGGTTCGCGGTTGGGGTCTTCCCGGTATCGGATGGCGCCTTGAATCAGATCCTCAGCCGTGGCGATCTTGCGGGCCTTGGCGTATGCCTTCTCAGCTACACCCTTGGATTCTTTGCGTGGGTATTCGAGATACCAATCAAGGAAGTTGTCTGGTGCCGGTGTCACGTTCGGCTTTGCCGGACAAGTCTTTTTACTCTGTTCCTCTGTTCCTCTGTTCCTCTGTTCCTCTGTTACAGGCGCGAGGGTTACGGGAGGGCTCGCGACACTCTCGCGAATTTCAGAGTCTTTGTATTCAAAAGTCCCGTCAGGACGCGGATTTCGGCCCTTGCCTGGCTTGTCTATTCGCTGTGCTGACTCCCAAAAGGCGATGTACAGCAATTGGTCCCCGCGGGCCTCGTATCGGTGCACCAAACCTGCATGGAATAGCTCGGAGATGGCTTCGGACACCCTCGCGACAGTCTCGCGAGGGCTCGCGAACATGTCGCGAGGAAACACGTCAGTGACGATCAGTTCGATATCATCCACGCCCACGCCGTTGTCATCGACGTAGGACTCCAGGCCCTTGAGGACTAGCCGCGCATCCCATGAGACGGAGCTGATCCGCCTCGATTTCCAGAACTCGGGCTTGGTGCCTCTAATCCTCACTTGGGTCACTCCTTTCAGGTATTCGTCTTGTCATTGCCCGCGTCAGCCCAGCGGCTTTGACTCGCGCCCGATACTCAGCGTCGTATTCCTGATGCCCAACTAGGCATGGATCACACGCTGGTTGCTTGTGCCGGTAGTGCTGGTGATATCCGGCATTGGTGCCGCATAGGTCTGGATTGAATGGCGCGAGGCCGGTCTTAGGCCTGCCACCTGACGCGCCACGCGGCTTGATGGTGTTCGTTCCTCGATAGACGTAGCCAGGCATTACGCGGCCATCGTTTCTCTGGTGCGTTTGCGGTTACTTCGGCGCTGGGCGCTCCTGCGGGAGTTCCATGCAACACATTCCGCGCATCGGCAGCCCTTCGTGTACCCGCTACTCGCTCCATGGCTGGGCGACTTGGCGGGCCTTGGTGGCTTGCTGAGCTTCAGGTGCTTGTCCTCGTGCGCCTTCATCTCGTCGGCGGCAGCTTGGAGTCCTTCGCGCCCGCCGTAGACAGGCTCGGGCAGGTTGGACTTGAACTGTTTCGCTGCGGCCATGAGGTCCGCTTGTGCCCGTACGGCGTCGAGTTGCCGTATCTTCTGCGCCAGTTTTCGGTATTCAGCGGTGAGGTTTTCGCGTACGGCCCGCGCCTTCATTTCAAGCTGGTCATTCTCAGCAGTGAGCGCGGCCAGTTCATGGCGCAGCTCAGTGTTACGGCGGCGCGCCTGCTCAATCGGGAGTACGGCGCCATCCTGGCTGCCCTTGTAGGTGTACCCCATTACCTACCCCTCTCTTTCATGACATTGGCTATGGCTTCGTTGGCTACTGGATCCCGATACGTCCGATCAGCCCCACCCTTGACCGCGGCGGGTCTGCGGGCGTCCCAATGGCAGGCGCAGGTGTAGGAGCGGGCGCAGGCTTGGTGTGGCGTCCAGCAGCAGCCTCGGGCGCAGGTGGTCATGCTTTAGCCTCAACCGCATACCGTGGCGTGTACCAGCCGCAGCCGCAGCCGCTCCCACCAGTAACCTCGCGGCCCTGCGCGTCTGTCCAGCACTCCCCGGCGTCGTGATGGCTTGCAGGGTGATCGCACTCAATACAGTGCATTGGGTCGCTCACGCGACACCCCCGAAGATGTCCAGCACGTCCTGCGCGCAACGTTTGGCGATGATTTCGCAGTACTTCTCTTCCAGCTCCACGCCGATCACTTTTCGGCCGAGTGCTTTCGCCGCTACAAGCGTTGAGCCGGAACCAGCGAACGGGTCAGCGATGATTCCTGGCGGTGCGGCGTCTATGAGTGTTTCCATGACGGCCTGCGGCTTGGCGTGCGGATGTCCACCCTCGTGCCCGATGAGGTATGAACGGATACCCGCGTTGGTTGCGATCACAGACGACATGCTCGCGGAGCGCTTCGGCCAAGCTCCCGTCAGGAAGATAAGTTCAGTGTCGCGGCGGAAGCCTGTTGTGCTACCGACGACACCGGCATCTACAGGCTTCCTCCATATGAGGATTTGCTTATGCTTCGGGAACCGCGCCTGCCATCCGCCGAATACCACGCCAGGCTTGGAACCAAACGCATCCAGTGCACTGTCCCTCGTCGTTGTGTCTTCATCGTTTTGGATGCCTGCGTGCTTTGAGCTGCCACGCTTCTTGTTTTCCCCGACGCTCCACCCGATCCCATACGGCGGATCGGTAACCAGCACATCAGCGTCCAACCATTCCCGGTGCTCGGTCAGGCAGTCGCCGTGGTAAAGCATCACGTAATCGTCTTGGTAGTAGAGCGTCACAGCATCTCCTTCAAATAGACCGCGGCGCCCAGCCATATCGACCGGGCGCCGCGTGGGCATAAAAAAAGCCGCGGTGGGCGGCTTGGGGGGGATTTAGTACAGGTGGGCTATGAAAAGTCCTCGTGAATGTTGACGAACACTCCGGCGGCGACTATTACAAAGCAGGCGGCGGCGAGGGCGCTACAGGTCTGCCACCACCTGTCGTCGCTGTTCCATATGGCGAACTGTCCAGCAATGAAGGCGGCGACTGCTGGCAGTGAGGCGGCCGAATATAGGACCTTGCTGAGACTCGTGACGGGCTTCTTCATGTCGGCGCTCCTTGTTGCTTGCTTCGGTTGTCGAGCGCGGCCCGGAGTTGAGCCAGGCTGAGCGGGGCTTCGATCCGGCACTCATGCGGATCCGGCCGCGAGTTCGCCACCGTACACTCCTGGCCGCACGTGACACAGGTGAACGCAAACGTGGCGTGAATGCCCTTGGGTTTGGTTTTCATGGCTTAGAAGTCCGGCTGGCCTTCGGGACCATTGCCCCACGTGGCGGGCGGCGTACCGGGCTGACTGCCGCCCCAGCTCTGCGCCGCTGTTGGCTGCTGCTGGCGCCCCTGTTGTGCGGACGCGCCAGCCTTGGGGATGAGTGCGATGTGCTTGGGCTTGATTTCCGCGGAGAAGCCCTTGGTGCCGTCCTTCTTCTCGTAGGTGCGGACGCCCGCAGTGCCGATGACAAGCACCTTAGTACCCTTCAGGAGATGTTCAGCCAACGCCTCAGCCTTAGCTTCCCACTCGGTCACGCGCCACCAGGTTGCTTCCCCGGCGTCCTCCCACTGGTTCGTCTGCTGGTTCAGGCGCCGCGGAGTGTCCCCCACGGAGAACTCCAGCTTGGCCTTACCGTTCGGGGTAAAGGTCAGTTCGCTGTCGGATCCGAGGTTCCCGCTCAGGGTGATGTCTGCCATGATTACTTGCCCTCTTCTGCGATGGTTTCCAAGACGCCGATCCATTGCCGGGCGGTCTCGGGGGTGATGGTGATGTATGTTGCGCCGCCGTGCATTTTGAGCATGTGGCCGAGCGTTCCGATGGGGTCGCGGGCCAGGGTGAGCGGACCGGCGACGATTGACACTGACGGGTAATAGTCCGGGTTCACTGCTTGCCGCCCTGTAGTTCCACTTCGGGGATGATGCCCTCGGGTTTGAGGATGACGCGGGTGTGGTACACGCTCACGTCAATTCCGTCGAGTTGGGTCGCCACAAAGAACGTGTTGTCGGACAGGCCCACGTAGTGCTTGCGGTAATCGTCGGGACCTTGGCGGCACGTGACGACGAGCATGCGGTTCTGCGGGTCAATGGAGCAGCGGCCCTCCACGAAGAACTCGTACTTGCCGGTCAGGCCATTGATGCCGACAATGCGGCGCTGGACTTCGAACTGGTCGGCGGCTTTAGACAGGTTGTCCGATGCGGTCTTGGCGTCCGAGTTACATGCGGTGGCCGTGAGTAGGATTGATGCGGCAATTACGGCGCCGATAATGGCTGACTTCTTCTTCATGCGTTCGATTCCTTAGTCTGGTTCTCGACGTACGCGACGATGAACTCGGGCGCGTTCTGCTCCCGAAGCCATGCCAGGTAGTCCGCCGTGGTGCCGTTGGTGATGGCCTTCTGCGTGTTGGCGATCACGTCGGCGGGGATCTCGGGGGTTGTGGGTGCCTGCTTGGTGGGTGCCGGCGCGTCCGGTAGGGGCTGCACGGTGAAGTTCTTACGCTTGCCTCGGGTTGCCGTGAGAGCCAGAGTTAGCGGCTTGTCAAGGTGACTCAGGTGGCTTATTTCGATGCCACCAACCTTGTCCTTGCCGAACGTGATTTCAGGGTTCCTGTAGAGCGTCAGACGGCGGCCAGCGTATGCTGACGCCTCGGGTCCCCACGCCAGGACCATAACCCTTCTCATGCTCTTGGACGGCCGGTAAGCGCGTCCGGGGAACTCCACAAGGCGGACGTCCACGGGCTGCTCGGGGCTGCCCTTGACTACCTCCTGGATAGTAACGGTCACGGAGCCGGCCATGAGGTCGTCGGCGTTGAGCTGGTCGGACTTCGGGGCAATTGATTCGGTTAGGTCCATCTCTAAAACTCCACTTCGATGTCGTCGGATATGCCGAGCAGTTCCTCGGCCTTGTAGATGGCCCACATGGGCAGGCTGATGAGGTCGGCGTT